GCAGCTCCAGAGTGTTTTTATTCCGGCGAATGCTGCACCCAAGCCGAAACCTTCTATCCCACTAAACAGAGAGCCGTGAGTCAATTTGCTTTGCTTCATTTCTATCCTGTTATGAGCCATTTGCCGACACCGGCAAATGGCAGATTATTATTTTCTCCAAAAACTGTCTCCGGAGATTGACCGGGCCGTATCATCCGCAGTAAGCCGGATATACCGGAAGAAGTTCTGCTCAGACCTGTGCCCTGTCAGTCTCATGATCTCCAATGTCTTCATCCGTCCTGTAAGGTACATGTTCGTGGCCGCGCTTCTTCTTGCCGTATGGCTGCTGACCAGTTCCCATTTCTCCCGGGTCTCCGTGACCAGCCTTCCTCCCTTCGTGTAGGAGAAAGTGATCCTGTCGGTAAGCCCTATCTCCCTCATGATGACCTTCAGATACTTGTTGAAATACTGTATGCACAGTCCTCCGGGTATGTTCCCGTCATATTTCTCGAATATCTCCCTTACATAATCATGAGCCGGGACCTTGACGTCCACATTGGTCTTCTTTGTCCTTTTTATGATGTATCCATCTCTCAAATTGTCTTTTGTCAATGTCGAATAATCGGAATATCTCAGAGCGGTCAGACAGCCTATGACGAACAGGTCACGTATCCGCTCCCTGGCCTTTCTTCTGTCCTGCCTCTCAAACTTGTAATAGTAGATCCTTGCGATCTCGTTCATCGAGAGGAAAACGGCATTTACCGGCTCCTCACGCAAATCTGTTCCGTCATAGGTGGCGTCTACGGCGTAATTGTACTGCGATGCCTTTCTGACGAGCGACTGTATCTTCTGGACATAGCCCGCTATGGTGTTGTGACGCAGCCCCCGGCTCTCAAGATAGACAATGAAGTCGTCCAGAAACTCCTCCGTCACGGAATTGGTGAAGATGTCACAGTCGAATTCGGTGGAAAACCTGTCTATGTGCCGGAGGACCGCATCATAAACCGCGGCATAATGTCCGGACCTGCGTTTTCCCCTTCTCTCAAGCATATCCCTTGCAAAGTCCGTGAAGTACACCCCCTCAAGCGGCCTGTCCTGCCGGAAATGGTTGATATAGTCCCGCCTGGGTTTTCCGGACCGTGCGGGAACCGTCACCTGCAGTGCTGCTAGACACCTCCTGTTCCGCATCCGGCCAGCCTTGCAATGATCGGGCGGAACTTTTCCTTTCTCAGTCTCACATCATAATACGCGGTTGTCGCCCTGCATCTGGATATCTTCAGGAAGGAGGCTATCTCACGGAACAGATACCCTTCCTCATACGCCATATAGCAGAACAGCATCCTTGAATCGGATATGTTCCTGGATATCATCCGGGACAGAATCATCTCCTGCGAGACGCCCATCATTCCGGAGATCTCGTCCAGCATAAGCTGCATCGGTTTCTTTTTCTTGTTGTCTTTTCTCAGGTTCATAAGATTGTTTTTTAAAGGTTCTTAAATCTGTTTTAAAAGCACCGGCTCCTTATGCGGTGCCAGATGGTTCTTTTCCTGAAACTCTGCGGACGGAACGCCCTGTCACGCTTATGCCAGCCCTCCCGGCACCGGAGTCTTGATTCATCCAGCATATCCTCCATCGCGGATTTGAGACTCTCCAATTTTTCTTTCAGCAGGTACTCATTCATTCCGTCCTTTTCCATACATCGCGAGAGTTGGGGATTCGGGATCATAAGGCTCCACGGTGGTAAGGGTAACGGAGGATACGACCACACGTCCGCTCCCCTTGCAGGCGGGACAGGCAACGGTATGTACGGTGTCCGCCAGCTCGTCCAGGTTCTCAAGAAAGCCCCGGCCGCAGCATGTGCGGCACAGGACTACATGGGGATGGTCAAACTTCCTTCTTATCATCACCGGGAAATTCAGGTTTCACATCAGCAGTGTAGGGATAGACATCCATAATGGCGGTCTCGGACACCGAGCCGATGACATAGTCCGCCAGCGTGCCCTTCATCCCCTCGTCCAGCTTCTTTACGGCATCGCGAAGGTCGGAAGCCTGTACCAGTACGGTAGTGGGGGTCTTTTTCTCCGCTCCGCTTTTTTCGTCCAACGTGATAAAGAACAGCTTACACTTGAACCAGCGGTCGGCCGCATCTTCCTCAGATGGGAACAGTTCGCTGTAACCGGCGCGTTTGACGCCCGAGACGGTAAATTCACCGTTGATATACGGGTTCATTTCTTCAATAATACGGGCTTCCGCTTCCGTGAAGCTCAGCGCGTCGACCAGATAGGCTTCCGTTACTTTCCTGTTCATGCCGTTCTCCGCCACCTTCTCGTAGCGGATGGAACATTCAAACCAATTGTGCATCATAATTTACATCTTGTTAAATGAGGGTTCTATTCTTTTCCATTGATTGTTTCCGTCCTTTTCCTCGAAGTAGAAGCGGATCACCGTGCCTTCCACCACGTTGCTCTCACGGAAGAGCTGCATGATTTCCGAATATTCGGGGTCGTTGAAGTCGTCCTCGAGCTCGTACAGGCGGGAGATGGACTTGTAGTCAAGATCCCCGGCCTCGTTGCGCTGGAGCAGCGACATGGCCAGCTTGTACATGGGGTTGCGCCCGTCATCGCCCTTCTTGCCGATCCATGCGTTCAGGTAGTCCACTAGGCGCTTCTCTGCCACGTCGGCCCTCTCGTCAAAGCCCTTGACCCGGTTCCCCTTGACGGAAACCTTGAAGGTGTCGTTCTTCACCTCGAACCCGAGCTGCTCGTCACGTTTCAGACCGCCGTACTCCTTCAGCTGGTCATAGTAGGCGGTGGCCTCCTTACGGAGCCATTCCTTGAACTCCTGACCGTCCTTGATATACTTGCGGAGCTTCCTCTCCACAGAGGCGAGGAATCTGGCACGCAGCTTCTGGTAGTTCTTCTTTCGGTCCCCGTCCTTTCTTTTCTTTTCGGCCTGCAGCTTGCTTAGCAGGGTCTCACGTTCCTTTTCAGATAAATTCTTGATATCCATATCTGTTCTATTTATTAGTGAATAAATTCCTGAATAAATCAGGGTCGATTATCTCCTCGTTGCAGTCAACGTTCTGTTCTATGGCTGTCTGGCATTCCCAGCAGAGATGGTTCACGGTCATGTGGTTGTTGTATTCACAGAACACCTTCCCGCACAACCCGCACCGGGCGAACATCGGCTGCACGGTGTCCGCATCCTCCCGGCAGATGTCCAGCCCTTTGGCGTGGCAATCGGCACACATGTCAGCACATTCCTTTTCGAATTTCGTCTTTTCCATTGTCATCATTGTTATTGTTATTATCGTTTATCCATGCTACCAGAATCCATAGCATGGCATTCAGTGACCATGTTTTCGCCCAGAAGTCATCATTAACTATCATGCCCGTGAAAGCCGAGAGGGCGGATATCACATACACAAGGTGCTTTATTCTCATACCTCCTCCTTCCGTCTTATGGCCTTCAGCTGTTTCAGTGTGGCCTTCAGTTCCTCCAGGTTCTGGCTTGACACCGGCTTCCTGCATCCTCCGTGGCTCTTCAGGAAGGAGGTGATCTTCGCCTTGTTCATCTCAACCTCCACGGGATTGTCGCTGCGGTAGCTCCTGTTGAGAAAACCGATGTCCATTGACACGGCGTAAATGGCCTTGACCAGTGCCAGTTTCTCCCGTCTTTCCGGGTCCTTTCTCCCGTCGGGATCGAGCAGCGTCCCGATCAGCCTTGCGGCCTCGCTTTTGCACAACTCCGCGGACGTCGTTGTCCGTCCGCCGCTGAACTGCCGGACAAGATGCCTGTATTCATCCTCGTCCAGCCCGAATTGCCGTCTGAGGCGGTGTATGCACCGCTTCTGGGCATTTGTCGCGGGTAATTCAATTGTCTTGTTCATTGCTATTGCTGTTAAATGGTTCGTCACTGTTCCTGAGCCAGCATCTCTCATAGCCCTCCTTCCAGACCACATAGAATCCTTTCGGACCGGGAACACCACGGCTCATGTACCGGGCGCAGAACCCGTTCACCTCTATGCGGGAGAAGCAGTCCCTCTTGACCCTGTAGGCCACCGTGCCTTGCACCTCCTTCCCCTCCACATGGGAGATGTATACGAATATCTTCTTCCTGTATTTCTTCCTGAGCTCGACCAGCTGTTTGGCGGTGACGTCCATCTCGCCTTCAAGACTCTGCAGGGAGTCGATGATGACCACGTCCGGGGATCTCTGTTTCCCGAGAAATTCGTCAAACTCATCAAAAGTGGGGACCTCGTCCCAGAACAGCATCCCGCTCCTTGACGAATTCATGAATCCGAGCAGGGAGTCCCTGAAATCGGACTCGACACCCATCTCAAGGGAAATGAACAGCACCTTGTAGCCGATACGGTCAAACTCCCTGGCCAACTGGAAGGTGAAGGAGGTCTTTCCCTGTCCGGACTTGCCGTATACGATCCACGCCCCGGATTTCTGCCTCTTTCCAAAGGCATCCATGAAATCCTTGGAAAAGGGGATGTATTCGTATTTTTTGTTCAATATGTTGTCAAACGACAATGACCTGATCATAAGCCGGCTCCTCCGTTGCTGATTTCCTGTCTGATTACCACATTGTCTATCATTCCCGAAAGCTCGCGCAGGTCATCGGCGAACAATACCTGGCGGGGATCGTCCTCACGCGGCTGCTTCTTGACCTTGGGAAGTTTTCCCCATATCTCTTCCGCCGTCTCCCTGTCCTGCACGCCGTTGGCCATACAGATGGCGATGACATCCTTTTTGGTAGCGCCCAGAAGGGTGATGTAATTGCGGCCGAAACGCCCGTCTATCTCGTCATACCCTTCAATACGTCCCACATACCGCCTGATATTGCGCTCCAGCGTTTCCGTGCCGGCCACCAGACACCCCATGCGCCCCAGCGTGTCATCATACAGGGGAATAAGCGTGCACATGGCCGAATGCGTGAGCTTGCCGGCATCATCTATCAGCAGGACAGGCTTATAGGAAGACAGAGAATTCATGTGCGCGATGCACAGGTCCAGCAGGCTGTCATTATCCATATAGCGCGTCACATTCTCTCCCATGGCCTGTGCCAGTTTGGTAAGGAACTTGCGGCTGCTCCATTTGCGGCACTTGATATATACAACCCCCTTGTCACCGCACAGATTGTACAGGTCAATCAGAGACTGGGTCTTTCCGCTTCCGCTGCGGCTGCTGATACATACCCATTTGCTCTTTCCCCTGGCAACCTCGAACGCCCGCTTCACCTGCCGGTAAGAGGTTACGGTATCAACCACATTGCGGGAATTCTCATAGAAATAAAGGCCTGTGGCGATCCTGACCGCCAGGTTGTCGTCATTCGCGCCGTACTTGCCGGAACGGAACTGGGACATCGCCGCATCGGACACGCCGCAGCGACGGGCCAGTTCTGAAGGTTTTGAACCACGTTCTATCAAATTCTCTATGTACTGTTTCAATGCTTCCTTATCCATAATTATGCTGTTTTTAAAGTGTTATTAAATCATCTTGAAAAATTCATGTCGGCGTCGTCCCATTCGTAATCGTCATCCACAAGAGGGGACGGAACCCTGAGAGGTCCGGGCGCAATCTCTTCAAAATCCACGTCCTCCACCGTCTGGCCGCGCGCCTCGTACTTGCGGTCCTTGTGCCGTCCCCGGCTGTCGGTGAGCAGGGCGCGGTCCAGCAGGCTGTTGCTCTTGAGAAGCGGGTTCCGCTCCTGCATGGCGGTTATCACCTCGTCCACCTGCTCCTGTCTGGCCACATACCGCCGCTCGAACTGCCGGTTGAACTCGTCCACCTTCCTGCGGTGCTCGAAATGTTCGGGTTTCTGGTCGATCAGGGCCATCGGTGTCTTCATGTCACGCTGCATGAGGAACTTCAGATCCCCCGTTTCCTTTGCCAGCCGGTGCCCTTTGGTGGATTCGGCATTGACGATGAGCACCTGCGACAGATCGTCGGGATCGTAGTGCACGGACCAGTCCTCGTGGAAATGGTTGCGCAGCTCCATGTCGAAACTCTCGTAATTGATCCTCTCCCCGAAGAGCTCGATCAGCAGGCCCTTGCCGGTGAGCCGGTTGGTGCGCCCCGTCGTGTCGCCCATAAGAAACAGGTACTCCTCGTCACAGAACGGCATCCGGCGTTCCATGGGGGTGCGTTCCCATGCGGCCATGTACGCCTCCAGCTTCTTGGCCCGCTCCCTTTGCATGATGCCGTGTATCTGCGCCAGCACGCCCTCCTCGTCGGGGATCAGGTGGCGGTTCTTGTTCAGGATCTCTATATTGGGCTGGGAGCCGCGCCTGCTGTTGATGTTCACACCGCTCCAGTTCTTCTCCAGCTGGTAGTACGTCTTGTTCAGATAATTGAAGTACGGCTCGATGATCTTGGCCTTGGCGTTGTGGAGCGCGGCGGGAATGTAGTGCACCGTCATCGCCTCATAGAACGGAACCATTACCCCCTTCTGGTAGTTGTCACTCTGCAGCTGCAACGGCTTGTACCGCGCTCCGAACAGTTCCCGGGCGTGCCTGATGGCGTTGCGCAGCGCCTCGCGTATCAGCGCCGGGCTCTCATGGTCGCCGACGGCGTATCCTATCGGGTACTTGCCGCAGGCGTCCAGCACCACCACGATGGTCTTGCGGTTGTGGTAGGTGGTCTTCTTATAAGTCCTTGTCTCGCCGTCCACCTTTTTGTCCATCGGCTGCCTCTTCTGGTAGACCAGTTCCACGTCCCATCCGTCCAGTGTCCAGTAGGTCATGGCGGTCTTCGGAGCCTCACGCTTGTGCTGCATCTCAAGGGAGTTCCTCAGGACAGTGGTTCCGCGCTGGTGCCCCAGGGTGGTGGATTCCATCATCTTCCGGTACCTGTCCACAGTGACAGGGCTCTTGATTTCCGGTTTCCCCAATATGGAGGCTATCTTGTTGTACTGTTCCATTATCTGTGCGTTGTTCAAATTCATGTGCTGGGAAAGCAGCTTGTGCATGATCGCCTCGTCCTCCTCGTCCCGTATCAGGGCGGCGGACGTGTTGCCCTTGTTCTTGTGCACCAAAGCGATGAAGCCTTCCGCCTCATACTGGTCCACTTTACGTTTGAGCGTCTTTCCCGTCGAAGGAAGTTTGTGGGGATAGCGGGTGTTGCCTTTGCTGTCCCGCACCTTCAGCAGGTCGTTCACCATCTCACTCAGCCTGTCCCATACGTTGAAACGGGAGCCGCCACGTCCGAAACCGCATTCCGCATTGCTGTCACGCAGCCGGATGACTGCATCCAGGACACGTGCCTGGAGCGTGTAAAGCGTGACCTTCTCCGGTCTGAGCGGCTTTCCCGCACCGTCCCTGTAGGTAGTGAAGAAGGAGTAGGCGGCCTCGTTGTACCCTACCGCCCTCTCAAGCGGGCTGGTGGCGGCACGTTCGACATCCTCATGGGGATCACCGTAATATTTGATGTATAATTGCTGTATGTATACTTCCAGCGAGTCGAACTCCACCAGAGCGGGGCGTCTGAGGCTGGCACGCTCGGCAACAACAATCTGCTTTCTGTTCACCTTCGTGTTATATGTTCCTAACGGGAGGAAGCCCTTCTCGGAGCCCACCTTGCGTTTCGGATCATACATGATCAGCTCGTTGGCGTAGATACATACCTTGTCATTATAGATTACAGCCATATCAACCGTTTTATTGTTTAACCTTGTGCGGTTTCCGGCGTCGGACCGGAAACGAGGGCCGCCTTCCGGCTCCCTGACCGCGTGTCCTATTTTTCCTCCCTGTAATACCTTTGTCCGATAAGGGAAAGGCAGCATACGACTGCAAGGACCGAGGCGGCAAGGTTCTCGTTGAAGGTGGGGCGGAGGTTGTCTGCCAGTCTGAGCACTACCACAAGGCCGATGACAGCGGCTGTTATATGGATAATTTTGAATGTTTTCATTGCTTTCGGTTTTTAATTAAGGGCGCATCCGGATAAAGATAAAGTGTCGAATTTTAAAATTATTGCCGGATTGGACGCGCCCTTCAGGGTTTATTGTTATTTTTGCTATGTCGAATTTTAAAAATTATTAGTCATGAATGATGAATCTATTGACACCTATCAGGTAACTGTTTCTTGCAGGGCTACTAATGAGGCTGCTATTAAAAGAGTGTTTAAAATATTATCCGGTTTTGGAGAAGCATGGAAGCCCGGTCTTCTGTTTATGACATCCAGCCTTTCGGACAAAAACAAGACTTCTCCATACAAACTAGGGGAGATAGCCTTCTTCCTGGATAATAACCCTCTACTGATCCATACTTTTACGCTGGCTGTCAACATTGTCAGTCAATATATCCAGTCTTCTGTTTCGGAATGTGTTCTCGATCTTCACGAGACTGGGGTAGTGAATACATAAGGGTCTTGCAGGACGCGCTCCGTCCACTGTCGGCGTGATAGGGAAAGCCAGACGGGCGATTTCGGCTGAATATACATAAATACTGTTCTCGTCACGGGAACCTTCCTTGGAGGTTTCCGCTGCCAGCTTGTGCGCCAGCTCCTCTATCTGTATCGCAATCTTGCGCACTTCGTCAAATTGAATATCAAATTTCATGGTGTGTTAATTTTAATTGTTAATAATTCTATTCCTCTTCATCATCTTCTTCGATATGCCGTGATATCTGGTTGAACCGTGCTATCGGAATGCCGAAGATTCTTACTACGAAAAAATGTCCGGGCTCTACATTCTGGAACACTTCATCAATCTCAATCAGTGTTCTTATAGCTTTTTTCTTTTTCATCGTTTATAGATTAATAAGTGTGTTGATTTTGAACTGGTTTATTTTTCGATTTCCTTGACCAGACGCTTCGCTCCGGCTATGTCCCATATCTTGTCGACCATCTCCGCGACCTTCATGTCGGTTGTTGGTCCTATCTTCACCATCACCGCCCCTTCGGCGTCCTGATCCTTGGGAATGATGATCGGGCAGAGCATCCCGTATTCACGCCAGATCGTTATCACGATCCTCAGGTATTCAAGGTTGATACCCATCGTATAAGTAATCATCCCTGTTCCTCCCATTCTATCAGCAGTTGCCTGTACACCGGAACAGGTTCGGGATATATGATGCCTTTGTTCTTGTGGGAGATAGCCAGCTTCGTCAGTCTGTCGGCTATACGGCGGCTCATTGTGTTGCCGGAATACACCTTGCATACATGGGAGTAGGTGACTTTCATGTTGGTGGCAACCGTTTTCAGATCATTTCGGTTGAGATAACGGCACACAGCCTGTTTCCATTCGATGAAGTCCGGACGGAACTTGGGTGCGGGAAGCGTCGGACGCTGTGTCGGGCAGACGGAGTAAGCACCGGTGCGGCGGATGGAAGGGAGAACCTCGTTAGTTACCCATTTGCGGAAGGCTTTTGCTTCGGGCTTGCGGGAAAGGAAGATCAAGCCATATAATCCGGATTCATTAACAGTCCATGTTTCTCGACCTTGACCTGATACAAATAATGTTTGTATCAGCTTCTCGTCATCATCTAAACGCTTGACTGTCATGCTAACATCTTGTAACCCTAAAGCGCAACAAATGTCTTTTGCTATAAACCATGATTCTCCATCAATCATTTTCATTCGGATACCGGCGTTAATGCCGTCATTGAAGAATGTTTGCAGACCTGTTGTCTGCTGGTTGTTGTTCAGTGTTTCCATAATAATACATTATTAATTAGTACGTTCCGCTTTCACATTACCCTTGTTGTCGAGTATTCTGACTGTTTCATGCTTGGCGATTTCGTCAACATTGTACAGCTTGCTGTCGTTCCGTTTCTTGGCTGCTTCCCAAATTGCGGGGGCTTTACCACCCTTCTTCTGACCGGACAAAACCTGTCCGACATAAGCCATTGTTACTTTAAAGGCGACAGCAAGTTCTTTCTTGCCTTGTGCGCCTAACTTAATTACTTGTCCCATATTCAATATTTATTGGATTAAAATTGCTATATTTGGCGCGGTTTATATTAAACCTGATGCAAATATAAAGCAATGCAATATTTAAAACAAAAAAAAGGTGAATAATTTATTGCATTGCAATTTATTTAGAATATAATATAAATAATAAAACAATGGAAATGTCTGTTAAAGAAAGACTTAAGTTATTTTTAAGAGAGGAGGGTATAAAAGATACTGATTTCTGTAGAACAATAGGGGTATCTACAGGCTTTATTTCAGGCATGAGAGTATCTATTCAACCTGATAAATTAAAAAGCATTGCAATAAATTTCCCTAGATTAGATATCGGCTGGCTTCTTACTGGCGAAGGCTCTATGCTAAAAAATGAATCCTCTTCAACATCAGCTTCATTTCCAGAAGAAACACAAAACAAGAAAAAAAATTCAGATACATCTCTTGAAAATGGTGACTTATTATATAAGATGTATATAGATATTCAAAAAAAAGATGCTGAGATAAAAGAATTGCATACCAAATTGCTCTCCATGTCTGAAGAAATAGGAAACTTGAAAACTCTATTGAAAGATAAACAGCAGGAATCCCCAACAACAAACTCCGACTCCCATGCAGAAACTGTCCAAAAAAAGCGAAACTCATCGCGTATATCAGGCTCTTCTGCGCAACCCGATGTCCCGACCATAAAATAAAGATAATAATTGAGTGATAATCAAATACTAATAATTTAATTCTGTTTGATATGAGAAAAATATTTAATCGTAGTGACACTCCTTATTTTTTAAGTATTATAGCTGCTATACTTAGCGTAATATCACTTTGCCTTTCATTTATAAAAATTCAGCCGGTTGAATGGAATTTAGTTGGCATATTATGTGGTGTATTATCATTTTTTGTTGCAGTTATTATATTTTTCTTAGGCTTTAATTATATAACATATGAGAAGAAGATGAGAAAAGAAACAACTCAAGCCTTAAATGAATCTCAAGAAGATATTATAAGAGCTGTTGAAGCATATTATATGTCTATTTATGAGCGTTCTAATTATGTTATAAACTTTAGTGGACATATAAAAGGATGTCTGAATGGATTGGTACATGAGCAAAAATCAAAGAAAAAATATGCAACAGATAAACTGATAAGCTCATTGCAATCATTAATAAACGAACATATGGAAGATTTATCTGGCTTAAAAATGACTGATGAAGAGAAAAAAGGATACTTGACCGTTTTGTATTCTCTAAAAAAAGAAGGGAAAAACACTGATAAAATAATAGAGGCAATAACATCTATTACCTCTATAACTATACAGGAAACGGATAAAAAGATGCCTTAAATAACTCGATCCTTTAAAACATCGCACCGTAGTTTGAACAAAAATTCAACGAGTTCCTTATCTTCATCGCCTTCGACAGCAATTAATTTATCAATAAACCCGTCGATTTGTTCAGCCGTTTTTTGTTTTCCGAAAGTCTTGATCATTTTCGACAAAACATCAGTTCTTTCTTTCCAATTCAATTTTACATCATTTATATCCATAACTTACATTTAAAAACTCCCGGAGAAATCCGGGAGCACGCGAACAACAATCTTATTACCTTAAAAATAGACTAAAGCCTATATCCTGACACTTATATAACGAATTGGCTAGATTCACTGTTTTTAAAGTGCCCCAGTTATAATACTGGGAGCACTTCGACGCGTCTATTTCACACACCAACACATAATTTGCAGCTTGAATCTATGCAAATATAAGCATTTTGTATATAAATTGCTAATAATCAGTGTATTAAATAAAATGCGCTATAATTCTATATGTATTAAGGGGGTAAACTCACATTATTTTCCTGTAATCTCGATATATTTTTATGTATTATATATCAAAACTCAATAAAAAAAAACGGGCAATTTGAATGTCCATTGAATGTCCATCTAGAACATTTTGTTTTTTACGGTGAATGTCCATTGAATGCCCATTTGAATGCCCATACTGATTTTTAACAGTTTTATTAACATTTCGAGTTGAATATATGGAGAGTGTGAAACGCTACATCCTATGGACGGTTTTTGTTATTTAAAACCGCTTTACAGGCTATTCTAGGGCATTTTAAGGGTAAATGAGTGGTAATGCTCCAATAGAGGCTTTATTGGGTTCTTATAAGGGGTGGAATGTCACCCAAATGCAACGTAATGTCACTTTTTGTTTTTAATAGGCGAATCTGCCCGAATCTTCTAAAAAGCCGATGGATAGGGCGTTTCAGCGCATCCGCCCGTTAATGCTTCGTGGTACTTTTTAATCTGAGCCCCCTATCATAATCATCAGCTGTTGCATCAGCATAAATTTGGAACAATTTTTTATTATCATATCCCCAAGGCGAAGGCTCGTTATTAAGAATATACCAAACCTCTTCTAAATATAAGTCCTTAATTGGCGGATATGTATATGTATTGGGATTCAATGGATGCTTGGTCAATCTTTTACCTTTAATTTCATGACGACGGATTGACTTTGCCCGGGTTGCACTCTCTGTTAACCTAGTACCAATAAGTACTATAGCCTCTCCCATAATATCTACCTTATCAAGAATAAATTGAGTTGTAGGCTTAATCTTTAATCTATCAGTACACCATCTGAAAGTGTTATTAGGTACAGGGTAACCTTTACCTAAGAAACTAATCCAAAAACTATCCTCTAATTTCGGAACTGTTGTTTGAACATTGATTGGTAATTTCTGGTCGATAGCGGCTGATTGAATTTTATCCATCACCTCGACAATATAATCTGTGATGATAGGATTCTCAACAAGTGTATCATTGTTTACAACATATACTTGTCGAGTAAGGGCAATGTTTCCTAACTCCTTTCGTATAGCAAGCAACGCTCTCCATACTAAAGTTAGGACAACCGTGCTATCCTTACCTCCGCTAAATCCGATAATCCAAGGTATATTATTATCATTTTCAAGATACTGCTCCTTGATATCATCTATTATATAATCAATACGTTTTGACATTATAAATTATCTTTCTGCGATTTTAATAATACACGAACATCAACATCTAACAAGTTTGCAATCTCTTGTAGTTGGGCAATAGACGGCTGCGACTTATTGGAACACCATCTTGAAATTGTATTCTCAGACTTACCCATTTGCTCTGCCAACCATCTATTCGTTCTTTGCTTTTCTGCAAGTACCGCCTTAATTCTATTCATTACTATTTGTTGATTATTCGACATTAGTATTCAATTTATACTCGTTATATTGCAAACAAAGATACATCTAATTTCCTATATAGCCAAGTAGATAAGCAACAAAAACATCGTTTAAAGGAATGACCACAGTTGGCATAAAGATATGCAAAAGAATACATGTATCGTTTTTATCTATTCTATCAATGAATTTCACCTTTCAAAAATATTATGCTTCACAAACATTATGTTCGCGCAGCATAATAAAAAATCCAGCCCCTTTTTATTCTTCAATAACGTGTAAATCACTGTTATAACTTGTTTTGTTTGGAAATTTGGCGCATTTTCGCTTGGCAAATGGGCACACTATAATAGTTATTCCGCCTTGTATCGCCCATCCAACACTCCGGCAAACATATCCATCTCTCTCTTGGAAATTCCTAATCGTGTTGCCAATTCGCGCCATCCTTTTACAGCTTCAATCACCTCCGAAATAATCTTTTCTGCTGTTTTACGGTTTAGCATGTAGTCTTCGCAAGCATCCAGCAAAATACTCAACTCTGCTTTGTTAGAAGTTGATGAAACAAGCAAACTCTGATACTCATTCAACGTGGGGTTCATGTCATATGCAGGAGACAGTGTCCATCCTTTTGCAGTCAAAAGAAAGCCATGATTGCGGAAATGGTCATCAGTATTGCCGATACAAATATTGAAAGCCACACGACGGTATAGTTCCTGCAGGTTTCGCTCTACATCGGTACAGTTCTGAATAATGAAGTCAACTATATCCAAATAGCCGTGTCCAGTAGTTGCATTATCTCCATCACTTAATCCCAACAAGGTCATTGCGGATGCAAAATGAATACGTTTGCTATCGTTTGTTCTATCGAAACGTTGTGACAGCAATGTATGATATTTCTCTCCCGTTGCTAACACTTTGGTTTTTGCAGCGTTTACACCTACTTTTGTAGCAAGTAAGTGACTAAAATGCTCCCAAAGCCCAACATCATAGTCATCCTTGCGCGACGGGAACTTAGCCACATAAAGGGTTTTATCCGTATCTACAACATTGGCTTTAGGGCGTGCTCCTCCTAATGATGTCCCAGGTTGCACAAGTTGTGCAATCCATTTCTTATCAGGAAGCATATTGTTTTCTTCACATTTCTCTATCTCGGCACTGGCTGCAATCAGTTCCCGAATATCCGTCAAAGGTGGAATTTTCAACGATTCACTCACATTGATAAATTCGCCATCGAGGTCTTCCTTAAAACGGAATCCACCCATTCGGGAGAAATCATCGATACCAGTCAAGAAATCGAAGGATGACAATCTCCGTACTGGTCGTTTTTCTTCCGCAGCTGCAATTTGCTCACGACGCAACAACAAAGTTCGTCCCCAACGATCCGGCAAGGCATCAGAAAAGCATCCAAATATATCCTTGTCCGGTTGTGTATATTGTTGTCCCGGGTAATTATTCAGGTCGTCACTCAAAAACAGATCGCTGTGCTGCCTTAACCATTCATTATTGAACGTAAAACTATAGCTGTCCGCACCACGAAGAGACTCATAGCCTAGTTCGCCAATGAGTTCCATTTCTTTGAGCCAATCGAAATCGGCATATACATACAACTTTTTCATAGATTATTCTTTCTTGGATGCACGTTCTCTTGTTTTCAAACTCAAATCTTGCAAAGCTTTTCCCATTTTATCTTCTTTGGCTAGCAATAGAATATCATCGTCAAGTTGCAATGCGTACAAAACACGTAGATAGATCCCTATTGCAACAGTAGGAATCCCTTTTTCTATTCTGGACACAGTAAGCGGTGAACAGGTGGCGCGTTCAGCCACCTGAGCCACACTCAAATTCCGACGCAAGCGAGCCAACTTAATCTGCTCACCTACAATTTGCATCTTCTGCTCCAATTTTCGGGGAAGCTTGGTTCCCATTGTATTCTTTGCCATATTTTCTTATTTAAGGTGCAAAGCGACTATGTCGATGACTTTGCCATAGTCAACCTATCATATAATATGCAAAAGTAATACTTTTTATTTATTTAATAATGTGTTGTACATAGAAAATGCACGTCTTGACATAATTAACCATATACATAATCTATTTTGAGCAAAAACTAAATGCTATAATATTGTTTGTAAGCACCATATACACCAATCAACAAACAATATGTTATTCGTTACAAACGATGCAAATTGTTCATCATACACTCATCATATCAAAGAACTACTTTACTTCCCCAAAAGAAAAAGATATAACTCCACTCTCAACTTGACTTTAATGACCGTTATAATATACACGGGCAATAAAGTTAAGTCAAGCAGAGGGAAGAAAAGGGAAAAGGCCTCAACTAAATTTTCTCTTTTGGTCAGCAAATAATATCCGTGAAAATATCTTGCATTTAGTTGACATTCTTGGCGAAAATATCACGGAATTTTGTAACTTTGTAGCCGGATAGAAGACAGATGAACTTCATTGAGGATACAATATTTCCTCATGGTTCTGATTCATTGAGAAAAGAGTGTAAAACAGCCTCAAAAACAAGTCTCAGAGGTCTCAAAAACAACTTTTCTACCGATTAAATTGCAATAGTCTATCATTCAAGCAGCTATGTATGCTGCATCGGACTGTTATTATACCCCGGAGCAGGTCATGGAAAAGTACGGTATGAGCCGTAATGCCGTTGTCACCTTTGCCCTGCGGCACAATATCCCCCGAATCAACGGGTCAGCGGATTTTCCGGGTTGGCAAGCTTTCTTTTAAGCGTATAGCCTAGCCAGTCTGAACATGAAGAACTTCAGATCAGCCACCCCTCTTA